ATTTGTCACATTCTTTTTTATTTTTTGACACGAATACAGAAACCCACCTAGGTAAGTCCACAGCTTTATGTTCTTTGACAAGCTCTTTGTCAGTGTGTCCAATTCGTACACAAGAAGCTGGCATTAGTACTTGCCATGCTTTGTCGAACTCTCTCTGTTCTACTACAGGTTTCGGATTTCTTTTGCTCATGTCTTTTCTTCTTCCGCTCTTTCAGCTTCTACAACTTGGATGTATATGTCGATTGCTTCCCTGATTAGGTCAGCAACACTCACTTGTTCTAGCTCAGTTCTTTGTTTGTCATGTGCGGCCTTCGATAGAAAGTCCCACTGCTCAACTGTCATCAGAAGATTGTATGTCTTCGTCTCTTCTTGTATCTTGTTCGGTCTGGGCATCTTGTTCCTCGTATAGTTCAGCAACCCAATCATATTGCTCATCTCTAAGCGTGGGTCTTTTGTCTTGTATTATTCTACTACGATATTTACTACTATGTAAATCTTTTACTATAGGATTCTTCTTATTCATAATAGTATATCCTTTATATGTGGTATTACCCAGCGGGGTATAGAAGGTTAATAGCATGGTTAGCCGCACTCGTCAAGACAAAAAATAAAGTTGACAGCGTTTTGTGTTTGTCATATAGGTATCTCATGGCACACTGGATAAAAGATTACGTGATGGGTTTGGCTCTGCAACCGAATGGTCGGATGCGTGTTGATTGTCCTGTCTGCGGAAAGAAGAATACATTTAGCGTTGGCGAACAGAATGGTCAACGCCTCTATCATTGCTTTCATGCAGATTGTACAGCGTCAGGTCGAACAGGTTTTCGTTTAAGTAAAGATGTAACGACGCATCCTTTGCTATTGAAAACAAAGAGAAAACAGGAGGTCGTCCCATCTTCAGATGCGTTCGAGATGCCCGATACTTTTGTACCGATATCACGAAGTCCAGAAGCAGTTGCCTACCTCAAGCGGGTCAATGCGTACGAAGCGTACCTCGAAGGTCGAGTGGACTTGCGGTTTGATTTTAAGATGAATCGCATAGTGTATTTGATTACAGATGGTAGGCGTGTTGTTGATGCCGCAGGTAGAACTTTAACGGGCGAGAAGCCCAAGTGGTGGAGATATGGAAAGTCAGGTAGTCCTTTCGTTTGCGGCAGTGGACGTGTGGCAATTCTTGTGGAAGACTGCGCTAGTGCTTGTTGTATTACGGGTTATTACACGGGGGTAGCCCTGCTGGGGACGAACCTTCTTGACACACACAAGAAGGTGCTTCAGAAATACGACATGGTATATGTAGCACTCGATAAGGATGCTACCCAAAAGGCACTAGAAATTGTAAGAAAGTTACGCGGTGTTGTACCCGCTACGATGATGATTTTAAATCAAGACTTAAAGGATATGGATAATGACACAAGACAACGCACACTCTCAAGGTACGTCACTTGAGCATCAGGTGCTGGGGTTCATACTGAACCACGAGTTCTATAACCAAGTGAAGAACATCCTTGATAAGGAGATGTTCGCAGGCAGAGATGCTACCGTGTTCGATACAATAACATACGGACACAAAGAATATGACGTGGATATACACCCGAATCAGTTGGCGGCTCTCTTGCATGACAGAAACCCTGCTATGCCTACCAGTGCCATGACAGAACTATACGCCATAGTAGATGCCCTAACACTGAGGGTGTCTCCTGATATGTCTCTTGAGATGGATGTCGTCAAGAACTTTTGGGTACGAGATAGGGCGAGACAGATTGGCGAGAAGGCCATCGCTATATTCACAGGTGAATCAGAACACTTCGGAGAACTGAAGACGCTCATAGATATGGTAGAGGATGGGCGTATGTCCGACAAGACTACCTACAGTGAGATGGACAAAGGTTTTGCAGAGCTTCTCGAAGGAGAGACAGGAGAACCAGACTTCCCTTTTAGCTGGGACTTGTTAGCTGAGAACCTAGCAGGTATGGACAGGGGAAACCTAGGTATAATCTTTGCACGTCCTGAGGTGGGCAAGACCACGTTCTGTGCTTTCATCGCGTCTAGTTACATCAAGCAGAAGCAGAAGGTGGTGTATTGGGCAAACGAGGAACCAGCAGAAAAAATTAAAATGCGTATCATCCAGAGCTATTTTGGCTTGACCCGTGAACACATGCTGCAACAGAGTGAGAGCCTTGCCAAGGTATACACAGAGGACATCGAACCGTACCTCATAGTTATGGACTCGGTGGGAACATCCATGTCAGAACTTAATGATTATGCCTTGCTGAACGAACCCGACGTTATGTTCTGTGACCAGTTGGATAAGTTCAGGGTAGACGGTGAGTTCAACAGGGGCGACGAGAAGCTCAAGGAGATATACGTGACAGCACGAGAGATTGCCAAGCGTAACAAACTTCTTGTGTGGTCAGTTAGTCAGGCCAGCTTCGAAGCACATGACCGCCAGTTCATTGACTACTCCATGTTGGATGGTTCACGTACTGGCAAGGCAGGTGAGGCGGATGTCATCATTGGCATCGGTAAGACTGGCACCTCAGAAGAAGAGAATACAGCACGACACATCTGTATCTCAAAGAACAAACTGAATGGGTGGCATGGTATGTTCACCAGCCACATAGATGTACACACGGGGGTATATTACTGATGCTATTAGAACTGTATAAACAAGAAACATATACGCAAGAGTGTTTACCTGCTCTTAAAAAGAAACAGCGCAAAGAAAGCAAGTTAGCTACAGAGTATGAGAAAACTAATTACGAACTCAAGAATCCCCATGAAAATAGCTCTTTCAGTCTTAAAAAACTGATTGGCTTAGTACAGCACGGTTTGCATATATGTGATTATTCTCATGGGCTGGTGTTGGTTAATGATAAGTATATTGTAAGTCTAGCCAGTAACAAGTGGCGTGTTAAAGGTAAGCAAACGTGGTATGACCACAAACATGACCTGACACACTTTGTATGTAATTACATACTAAAAGAACCATTTAAAAAACCCCCAACACCGGAGCAGGAATTAGACTACTTCGAACAGAAACTAAAAGAAGTCTTTACTAAGAAACCACAGTGGCTTATAGCTGAGATAAGAAAGGTGATGCACGATGAGAGTCTTGACGTTTGACGTAGAAACTACACACAAAGAGAAAGCCAATGGTTCGTCTACACCATTGCCTTACTTCGGCAACACCCTAGTGTCTGTTGGTTACAAGTGGTTAGGCATGGACAAGGTGAAGTATCTCTGCTTCGACCACAGCACTGAGCCACCCAGCACTGACGGCTTCAACATCTTTCAAGATGCCTTAAACCTTGCTGATGTAGTTGTAGGTCACAACATCAAGTTCGACTTGTCTTGGGTACGTGAGTGCAACTTCAAGTATGAGGGTCATGTGTATGACACGATGGTTGCAGAGTATGTGCTATCGAAAGCACGNCGTTGGCCTCTGTCTTTGTCTGCTGTTGCAGAGAAGTACGGCGGCGTTCAGAAAGAGAAGGACCTGATTACACCATACTTCAAGGAAGGTAAGACCTTTCACGAAATACCTTGGCATACCATTCACGAGTATGGTATAGCAGACGTGATGGCTACAGAACAAGTAGCTGTTGCACAACTCAAAGCCTATGGCTGTTCAACATTTGAGGAACTATATAATGTCCAACCTAAAGCCCACACTGCTTCTGTCGCTTGAGATGACCAATGTTCTGGCTCACATAGAGCAGAACGGAATCAAGATTAACAAGAACACACTCACTGAAATCCGCAATGAATACGAACAAGAACTGTTCACCCTAGAGCGGCGGCTGAATATACTTGCCGCGAACTCGATGGGGGACACTCCTGTAAACCTCGACAGTCCCGATGACCGCTCGATGATTCTCTACTCTTGTAAGGTACGAGACAAAAGAAAGTGGGCAGACATATTCAACCTAGGACACGAGATGCGTGGCGCAACAAAGAAGCCCAAGATGCGTCGTCGTATGTCTCGTGCCGAGTTCAATCGTCATGTACTCAATGAGACTGACGTGATGTACAAGACTGTGGGCAGCCAATGTTCGGACTGCTCTGGTAAGGGTAGGTTCAACCCCCTGAAGAAAGATGGCACCATAGGTAAAGCCGTGCGTATCTGCAAGACCTGCGACGGTAAAGGTGTCAAGTACACTCGTACCCCTGAGATTGCAGGCTTCAAGATATTACCGCGTGACACATTTGACACAGCATCAGGCGGGTTCAAGACAGATAAAGAAACCCTAGAAGATTTGTCATTGACCTTACGTGGTGATGCCCGTGAGTTTGCCCAGTCCTACATCCGATACTCTGCCCTGCGAACATACCTGCGTTCCTTTGTAGATGGCATGGAGAACAACATGGACGGCAATGGCTTCATCCACACAGAGTTTATGCAGTGTGTGACAGCCACAGGTAGGTTGTCCAGCCGTAACCCCAACTTCCAGAACATGCCGCGAGGTACCACGTTCGCTATTCGTCGGGCAATCGAAAGTCGGTTCGAGGGTGGCTCCATCTTAGAAGGTGACTATGCACAGCTAGAGTTTCGTGTTGCAGGGTTCCTCGCTCAAGATGATGCCATCAAAACAGACGTGGAGATAGGCACTGATGTTCACACCTACACTGCCAGTGTTATCGGATGTACCAGACAAGAAGCGAAGGCACACACATTCAAGCCATTGTATGGTGGTGTGAGTGGTACCGATGACCAGCAGAGATACTATCGTGCGTTCAAAGATAAGTACAAAGGCGTGACAGAATGGCACAAGGTGCTACAAAAAGATGCAGTAACAAAAAAAGAAATAACTCTACCATCAGGTCGGATGTATGCTTTTCCTGACGCAAAGTGGACAGAGTGGGGTACTGCTACCAACCGTACAGCTATCTGTAACTACCCTGTTCAGGGGTTTGCCACTGCAGATTTACTGCCGATGGCTCTTGTCAAACTACATCAAGATATGATAGACAAGTCTATGAAATCTCTCATCTGTAATACGGTACACGATTCTATTGTAATAGATGTGTATCCCGGCGAAGAGCAGATGTGCATCGAGACTATGGCGGCGGCTATGCTCTGCTTGCCACAAGAAACAGAACGTCGTTACGATATCAGTTACGACATGCCTGTAGGGATTGAATTAAAAATGGGTACGAATTGGCTTGACTTAGAACCTGTTTATGAGGTATAATCCTTTTACGTTAAACTTTAACCCAAGAGAGGTATAAACCATGGGTACACAACTTACGACTATCGACACTGAACTAGACGGCATCCTTGCCGCAATCGAACTCAACGACGATGCTGCAATCATGGCGGCAACGGGACAGGCAGATACAACTGCCAGTTCTAACAAGGGGCTTCCTAAACTGAGCATCAACTACCACGAGGATTCGGATGATGGTCATTCAATCCCCAAGGGTGACTGGCGCATCAATGACGGCACAGGAGATGTGTATGCACCTAAGGTGTTTATTCGCCCCCTGTTTCGTACATACAACTGGTCGGTATGGGACGAAGAAACCACCAAGTTCTCTGCCACTTCCATCCAGCGTCCGACTATCTCAGGCGACTTCCCTGATTCAACAGGCGGCAACAAGTGTGGCAGACTCGCTAAACAGGAAGAAGAGACCCTGTCAGACGATGACCCACGAGTACTACTCAGCCGTTCGGTTACTTGCAATCAAATCATCTATGGTATCATCGACGTTAAGGATGGTGTTTACGCAGATGGTTCAGCGGCAGTCATCGAGGGTATGCCTTTCGTAGCTTACTTCAAGAAGTCGGGCTTCATTCCTGTGCGTAACTTCATCGACCAAGAGTTGACACGCAAGAAGAAAGTCTTGATGCAGAAGTCCTATATCGAACTGACTACAGAGAAACAGAAGAAAGGTACACTCACCTACTTCACTCCTAAGTTAGCTTTCGTAAAGGAAGTGAGCATGTCCGACAGCGACAAGTCCCTAATCAAAGACTTCACAAGTACAGTGAAGGGCTTCAACGAAAAGATTATGGGCGACTACACCTCTGCAACTAAGGCTACTTTGTCCGATGCAGATGCCGATATGTCTAAGCGGTTCGGCTAATGCTAGCTCTTGTAGAAATACAGGACTTCCTTCAACAGGCAGGGCGGGGAGAGATTGACTCTTCCCGCTTTGAGTCCCTCATCAAACAGTTTGGTAAAGACTGCGAGGACTCTCTTCGAAAGCAACTGTCACGCAGAGATGGGTATCGTATCCGCATGTCGGGTCTCGGTCGTCCTCTCTGTCAGCAGAAGATGGAGAAGAAGGGTCACAAGCAAGATGTTGCCTACAATGATGTGGTGCGTTTCCTGATTGGGGACTTGGTGGAAGCTGTTGCTATCTTCACCATGAAAGCTGCAGGTGTAAATGTTGTGGATACCCAGCGTTCCTGCGAACTCAATCTGTCAGGCGAGAAGATTAAAGGTACTCTCGATTTGATTATGGATGATGGCGAGGAGAAGGTGTGGGATGTCAAGTCTGCCAGCCCGTGGGCTTTCGATAATAAGTTCGGGGGACGTGGCGGGTACGATGCAATCAAGGACGATGACCCGTTTGGTTATGTCATGCAGGGACACTTGTATGCCGAGTCTGAGAACAAGCCGTTCGGTGGTTGGATTGCAATTAACAAGTCCACAGGTGAGTGGGCATTTGTTGAGGCACCCGAAGACCAAAAAGAAGAACGAGAAGCCTGTTTAAAGGACGCTGAAAGCCGCGTGGATAGCATCCTCAACGACGATAATATAGTCATACCCTTCACGCCTACTGACGAAACCTACAGGCTTAAAGGGGAGATTGTCAAAACCGGAAACAAGCTGATGCCCAAGACGTGTACGTGGTGTTCATTCAAAGAAGAGTGTTGGAAGAACGCAGAGTACGCACCTAAGGTAACATCGAAAGCGAAGTTCCCACCTATGGCGTGGTACACAAAACTGAAGAATAGGCAACTCTGATGCCTGTTCTATATGCAGATACATACCCTTTGAAGCTAGCCCAACTCAATCCGGCTATGCGTGTTGTGTATGTTGAAACCTACGAGGAGAGAGGGGGAGACCCTGCGACGGTGCAAGTCCGTGGCTTGGAGAACTCCCTCCCTCTCACCTTGAGAAACAACTACAGTCCTATGGGCTACTTGATAGCTGACACAGAAGCTAGGGACAAGCCCAAGATTGACACCGAAATCCAAACCATACTTCATCATCTGCGAATGGGTTCACTTGTATGCCTTCCGACAGTACGTATAAACGACGAGTTAAACTACCTAGAAAAGCACACACCAAAGATAGAGCAGTTTCTGATGCAACGTCTGGCAACAGTAAAGGCAGAGTTCGCTCTGCAAATAACATGAGAAACACCAAGTATAGGTCTGCCTTCGAGATTAACGTTGCTAGGTCACTAGCAGATAGAGGCGTGTCCTTCGAGTATGAACAGAAGAAACTACCCTACGTTCCGAAGCCTAGGGTGTACACACCAGACTTTCACCTGTTGGAAGCTGACATCTTTGTTGAGGCCAAAGGCTACATGGATAAGGGTGACCGCGTTAAGATGATACTGGTGAAGAAACAATACCCCGACCTTGACATACGGTTCCTGTTCTTAAATGCAAAGAACAAGATATACAAGGGAAGCAAAACCACCTATGCTGCGTGGGCTGATAAGCACGGGTTTATATGGGCAGAGAAATACATACCTGAGGAGTGGTTGAAGAATGACAGATAAGATAGACGATTTAGAAATGCAGATGGAAAAGGCGAGTCTTCTTCAAGACAAGTTCTATCTCATACTGAGTAACTCTGATGAAGACAGCTTTGGTATGACAGCCTATGACACCACGAATGAGGACGAGTTTTCTGACGGTGAGATTCCTGCAGGTATGGTGGTTCTGAGTGGTATGATTGAGCTTTTGGAAAATGACTTTGATAGGGTGTGGGATGCAGGTATGGCTCGTCTTAGCTTTGTATCTATGGCACAGGCGTTCTCTGCCGAGGTAGACAGCGAAGAAGCCCAGAGCATCACCGACAAGGTTCTTGCTCGTGAAGATAACATAGTAAAAGTAGATTTTGGAGAGACACAATGAAGGACCAGTGGAGCATGAACTACTATCAGAAGGAAGCAGTGAAGACTGCCATCTATCCTGATAGGCACAAGATGACTTACCCTGCATTGGGACTAGCAGGTGAAGCTGGCGAGATTGCTAACAAGGTAAAGAAGTTCATCCGCGATGGTTATGATGTCGAGCAGTTCGAGCAGAAGAAGATGGAGCTTGCCGCAGAGATTGGTGACGTGCTATGGTATTGTGCGGCACTGTCTCGTGACATAGGCTTTGACCTACAACATGTCGCCCAGTACAACATCAACAAGCTACAAGACCGAGCGAGACGCGGTAAGATTAGCGGAGACGGGGACGAGAGATGATGGACCAGATACGCCACGAAGAGTACATGAAGCGGCAGATGCAGGAACTCAACGAAGCAGGAAGGAAGCACGAACATGCTGACATGGTCAACAAACCGCCACACTACAATCAGGCAGGTATCGAGTGCATTGAGGCAATCAAGGCGGCAACAGGTACAGGCTACAAGTCCTATCTCCAAGGAAACATTATCAAGTACCTATGGAGACACGAGTACAAAAACGGAGTCGAGGACCTCAAGAAAGCCCACTGGTACCTCGAAAGACTAATCAAGGAAGTGTCGCCATGAACTGCTGGCACTGTGGTACAGAATTGATATGGGGCGGCGACCACGACATAGACCATGAAGATGAGTCGTACTCCATGATAACAAACTTGTCCTGCCCGAACTGTGGCAGTGATGTAAACGTATATTACCCGAAGGAAGGGAACAAAGAAGATGAGTAACCTACTACCCACTGCCTATCAGCAGTTCATTCACAAGTCCAGATATGCACGTTGGATAGAAGATGACCAGCGCAGAGAGAACTGGGACGAGACCGTATCTCGGTATGTCAACTTTATGAAAGAGCACGTTTTTAGCAAACTAGCTCACAAACTAGGTGATTCTGACGTAGCTGAGATAGAACAGAGCATACTAAGTCAGGATGTCATGCCCTCTATGCGGGCTATGATGACAGCAGGAGAGGCCCTTGAGCGAGATAACGTGGCTGGATTTAATTGTAGTTATATCCCTGTGGATAGCCCCCGTAGTTTTGATGAGTGTATGTATATACTTATGTGTGGAACAGGAGTCGGATTCTCAGTAGAACGTGAGAACGTGGATAAGATGCCTGTCGTGTCTGACAACTTTCACAAGACGGATACTGTCATCAAAGTAGGCGACAGCAAGCCCGGATGGGCCAAGGCATACCGCGAACTCGTCGCGCTGTTGTATGCAGGGCAGATACCCCAGATTGATATGTCTGCTGTGAGAGCGGCAGGAGAACGCCTCAAGGTTATGGGCGGCAGAGCATCAGGGCCNCANCCTCTTCAGGAGTTGTTCTCTTTTACCATAGAGACATTCAAGAAGGCGGCAGGACGTAAGCTGTTTCCTATCGAGTGCCACGACCTGATGTGTAAGGTGGGCGAGATTGTGGTTGTTGGCGGTGTACGTCGGTCAGCCTTGATATCTCTCAGCAACCTCAATGATGACCAGATGGCACACGCCAAGTCTGGTATGTGGTGGGAGAACGAGGGACAACGTGCGTTGGCTAACAACTCTGTAGCCTACAAGGGTAAGCCTGAGATGGGTACCTTCTTGCGTGAATGGCTTGCCTTGTACGACAGCAAGTCTGGTGAGCGGGGTATCTTCAATCGTGATGCGGCAGACAAGCAGGTTGCTCGTAATGGCAGACGTGAGACAGGACACATGTGGGGAACCAACCCGTGTTCCGAAATCATCCTACGCCCGTATCAGTTCTGTAATCTATCAGAAGTCATGGTTCGTGAATCAGACGACCTTGAGAGCCTGAAGCGCAAGGTACGTGTGGCTACAATCATCGGCACCATGCAGTCCACCCTAACCAACTTCAAGTACCTGAGGAAGATATGGAAAGACAACACAGAAGAAGAACGCTTGTTGGGCGTATCCTTGACTGGTATCATGGACCATCCAGTTCTGTCGAAGAACGCAGACAGCAAGCGTTGGCTAGAAGAGATGCGTCAGGTAGCCGTGGATACCAACGAGGAGTTTGCCCAGATGCTTGGAATCCCTCGTTCCGCTGCAATCACCTGTGTAAAGCCGTCGGGTACTGTGTCGCAACTAACAGACACCGCTAGTGGTATTCACGCACGTCACAATGATTACTACATCCGCACAGTACGTGGAGACAACAAAGACCCGTTGACGCAATTCCTTATCGAACAAGGAATACACAACGAGCCTGACGTGATGAAACCGGACAGCACAACTGTCTTTAGTTTTGCGATGAAGTCCCCGCAAGGGGCTGTTACTCGTACACAGATGACTGCTATCGACCAGCTAGAACTGTGGAAAACATACGCCATACATTGGTGTGAACACAAGCCATCTGTGACTATCTCTGTCAAAGAGGAAGAGTGGATGGAAGTGGGTGCGTGGGTGTATGAGAATTTCGAGGTTGCCTCTGGTGTGTCATTCTTGCCACACAGTGACCACACGTATCAGCAGGCTCCCTATCAGGACATCAACGTTGATGAGTACACTGAGTGGAAGCTACAGTATGGTGAGGTCAGCATCGACTGGAACAAGCTCACTGAGTTTGAAAAAGAAGACAACACCACGGGTTCCCGCGAACTGGCTTGTACGGCTGGTGTGTGTGAAGTTGTAGACTTGACAGCCGCATGATAGATGGCGTAGACTGGCCTAACTGGTGGCAGTGGTGGCTCTTAGGGGCTATCACTGTCAACACCCTAATCAACGTAACAGTCTTCTTTGTAGGACGTAAATTTAAAAGAAGTAAGTAGATGGACAAACAAAAAAACACCGTGACTATCAACGATGTTGAGTACAATGTCGATGACCTAGACGAAACACAGAAGTACATCGTGCTTCAGATACGTGACATACGCTCTAAGATATCAGAGCATAACTTCAGGCTCACCCAACTACAGGCGGCACAGACGACGTTCTACAAGTCTCTTGCACAGTCTACAAAGAAGGATACTGACGATGAATAATCTCGAACCATCCATAGCCAACCGCAAGAAGTTTGATATCGACCTGTCCTTTGGAAAGGTGCGAGAGAAGCGTGTTGCAGATATGCTACAGGACAAGAAGATTGAGGTGAAGTCCGAGCGGGGTATGTGGATGCGTACTGGTAATATCGCCATCGAGTATGAGTGCAGGGGTAAGAAGTCAGGCATCGCTGCTACAGAATCAGACTACTGGTTCCACAACCTCTGTGTGGGTGATGAGACGTTTGCAACCCTCGTGTTCGATGTCCCGTCCCTCAAGCGCATCATCGACAACCTCGACGAAAAACGCACCGTATCCGGCGGGGATAACGGTGCGGCTCGTATGTACTTAGTCAACCTTCAGAAGCTATTTTCAACTGATGTGATAAAGGCTTATAAAGATGGCAAAGAAGGCTAGGGTAGAACTATTCACCCTCACGTGTTGTATGAACACTGAGGGGAATGTCGAGTTGGATTATCAGGCGGTAGACCCTGAGGAGTTCGTCAAGACTATGGAACACGGCTTTTCGGAATACGAGGGTACCTTCAAGGTTGCCAGCCTAGTTCGTTACTTGAGAGAAGTAGGCGACGACGTGATGAACAATTCTAGTCGGTACGTTTAGGACTTCTTCATCTTTCCACCGTGGGCCATGTAGCCCATCTTATTACGCACATCCTTAGGCAGCTTACCAAGACCGGAGTTGCCTGAGGGTACAGGCTTCATCTTCCCGCCCATAGCCATCTTGTCCATCTTGTCACTCATCGGAGTGATTGGCTCCGGCATGGACTGTTGTGCGCGGGGCATCATTGGATTCATGCTGGTAGACATGCTACCACCCATCTGCATTGGTTTGCGAACCATAGACCCGTAGGCGTATGACTTGCGGGTATTTTTATTGTTCATTTTCATTCTGTTGCTCCAATAGTTGTTTTTGACGTTCTACGTAATAGGTCACGTCTTGTCCTGCTGCGTTTATTTCTAAGATTACAAAACTCATCAGGTGATTACCCAACCTCTGTGCCTCTTCTTTTTTAACAGGCATGTTTCGCAGTAGCTGACTTGTTAGCAAGGCGGCATCTTCGTTTGTTGCCATCAGCTTGTACATGTCTATCCGAGCATCCTCTGCGATGCGAATAGCTAAGTCACCTGCGAGGTAGGGCAGACCGATTTGCCCTCTCACAAAACTGAAGGCTTTAGTGAGGCCGTTTCGTAACGTGTTCGCTTTGTTCTGGGTTCCACGAATACCTGCGGCTCTTTTGTTTAGGGTGTTCATGTATGTGAATATAGTCTTCACAGCCGCCGCGTGTTCTTCTCCCAGAATCTCCACGAACTTATCATAGTGTTCATCCAAGTCCATAACAGGCATCTCAGGGCTGTTCGCAGCTTTGGGTATAACTATCTCAAGTTCACCAGTCATTTTGTTTCTTTTAGTAACGCCTTCTCCTGCCATTGGGCGAACGTCGGCTCGTGCAAGTAGACCCTCTATTATCTGCTCTTTTATGTATTTTTGTGCAACTTCTGGTGCGTCCTTTATATTAGGATTTGTTATCGTAATAGCTTCTGCCATCTCCTGTACAAGCTCATCATAGCTTGCACCTTTAGAAAGTACCATACTCTTGTAGATGTTTTCAGCAGATTGTAGATTGGGAGGAAACACAGACTGCAACTGTTCAAACGCCGTTCTGGACAACTCACTTGCAGTATCGGTAGCTTCTGACGTTGCTGTCTTTGCTAGTTTGTCTACCCTATCCAGTCCTTCTAAGTACCTAGTTCTTAAAGCTGCGTTCTGAGACGCTAGCCATTCTAAGCTATTTGCCTGTTCCAATACGTCGTCAATTAAAAGAATCGGAACTTCGTAGAACTTGCCGTCCTTCCGTACGGTTACTGACACAGAGTCGTCTATGTCAAGGACGTTGTTAAGCAACGAGAAGTCGATTGGGCTAGTCCTTGCTTCCATGGTTTGCTTATATGAAGTCCCGCCGACTCTTCCCGAAGCAGTCATGCTGTTCAGTATCTTCTTTCGTTCTGCTAATCCGTATGTTGCCATCAAACTATTTGTTAGTGTTGATTGCAAAACGTCGAACATCTTTTTTGTTCCAAACTCTCCGGGCGATGTGTCATCTAGGTCGAAGAAGGAAACCCCATTAGGCCCACCTCTTTTTCCAAACGAATCAGCTAGAGACTGTGTGGTATTTCTAAGACTGCTTCTAGATTTCAAGAAGGCATCAGAGTCAGCGTGTTGCATGATAATGTTTATAACATCTTGCACTACTTTAGTTCTGAAGACTTCGATAGGTGCCTCTTTACCGACGGGTATGCTAAATCCAGAAGCGTCCCTTTGAGAACTAGAAACTCTTTCTGGACCTTCTCTGTTTGCCTTGATAGTCTCAGGTAAGTTTCCTTTTCTGGTTCTATCAAACTTCTCCGTTTGGTATCTTGTTCTAGCGGTATCTAACAATTCGTACGCTACTCTGTCCTGCGTGTACAGTATGTCGTCGAGCTTAGTCTGAATACTGGTTGCTACCATACCTAGAGCGTCGTTTTTCGTTTTAGACGAGTAGAATTTTAACTGTCTCATCATCAAGTCTAGCTCTTCACCGTTCACAGCAGAGAACACCTTGGCTCCACCCGCCTGCTCTGCTCTCAAGGCTACCTGTAAATTAGTTAGAGAACCAACTTCAGCAGGTGGGGTCCCGCTGTCTAAAAGAGCCTGTTTAAGTTGCTTTATGGTTTCTTTTCCGTACGTTCTATTTACCATATCTTCGAAGGCTTTAGCGATACGCCTGCCTTCTGCTCCCGAAAAGAAAGCACCACTAGGGCTGAAGAACGCAGATATAGAACCCTCACGACCCGCCTCTACTAAGAACTCTTGCACAAATTCAGACATGTCTATCTTCTTTGCATTTGGAGATTCGAAGTATTCTTTGACTGGTTTGTAAATTTCTTTTGCACGAGCCGTGATTACGCCGTCTCGTAACTCAATCAGGTCTTCTATCTGTCTAGAGGCAGCAGCGAAATAGTCTTCGCCCTTGTCCATAGTCAACAAGTCTTCAGAGCGTTGAAGAAGATTAGCAGTTATTGTATCAGTAATTTTCTTTATATCGGCTAGTTCGTCGTACTCTACCCCTAAAGTATCAGCAACTATTTTGTTTATTTTTGTTATGTTTTCTATGAGAGCAGGTCCTACGTCATCGCCCGCGCTTTTACCGTAGTTAGCGACGGCATCTAGCATGTAGCCCTGCAGATTTTTGGCCTGTTCTACTTGGTTGCTTTTAAACCTAGTAACACCCGCAGTCATCATTGCCACAAGAGCATCTCCGCTAGGACTAGCTACCCCAGAGCTTGATATGGTACCCTTGATAGTATCTATCAAAGTTTCTACAACGTTTGTTGCGTTTGCACTCATCTGGTCTGCTATCATGTCTAAGGTCGGGCTTTTGCCTAAGTTGTCTAGGCTCAGATTTCCCATAGAACTTTGACCAAGAGCTTGAAGTCTTCCCATGTCACCTAGATGATAAAATCCGGTATGCAGTTGTTCTCTTACCTCGGCTGCTTTATCAGGACGCTCTCTTGTGACGCTTTTTACAACGTCCTCTATCATGTTTGTGTAGGCTTCTGCTTGTTCGTCTAGTCTGTCTCGCCCTGCTTGTGACGAGTTTTTATACATGCGAACTATTTGACGCAAACCTTCTTTTTGTGATTTGCTCATGGGGTTTCCGTTGTTAGCAGGCTTAAAGACAAACTTCTCGTAGTCCGTTATGGTTCTGTCTGTTAGAACGCCTGCTTTTCCGAATAGTATAAAATCGGCACTTCTGGAAAACCAATTAGGGTCTCGCGTACTTCCGGGAACAGTTAAAACCTCTGTTACAAGAGAGCGGGTTATACCCACTGTCTTGTTGACTACTTTCACACCCATAGTCCAGCCAAACATAGCTCCCATAAACTCTGCCAACTGAGGGTCCATGCTACCTTCTTCACCTGACGCAAGCCACTCTCTGAAGGAGTATTGTGAACCTGTTGTTATGGCCCACGATGCTGCGCCCTCTTTCAAGATGGGGTCTACTACGTTACTTATTTTAGCGCGAAGCAACGCTGACTCTGCATTGTCTAAAGCAGCCTTTGCTCTTCTCCAATTCATAGGTGCGCCACCCGTAAAGCCAATCCTAGCCGCATCGCCGGGGTCTGTATTTAGCTCTACTGTCTTGAGGTTTGCTCTTGCTTTTGCAACACCAACTTCTAGTTTCCGCACTCTTTCATTGACGTTTTCTTGGTACACGCCGAGGTTAAGAAGTTTTCTATTTATACTGACGTTGTAGAATTGTTCCTCTACCACTTTTGACATTCTGATTACGTCGGTTACTCTGTTTTCTGGCATGATGGCAACCAGAGGGCGACCATCTTTGGCGAGTGCTTGTTTACCGTTCTTATCGAGTATGGGAGTATCGGCGTACTCTAAGTACCGAGACTTTATGTTCTTTGTGGTTAATGCTGCGCTGGCTGACTTGCCTCTTGCCCAAGGTGCAAAAGCTGCTGCCACATCTGTGCCTGTGGCTACTAGTTTACCTAGAACACCCAAATCTGAATAGGCGTAGTTTACCATGTCTTGAGCTTCGGCATCAGTTAAGAAATTTCTTTTAACGATGGAGTCCGTACCTTCGTCGTACAGAAAGGCTAACTCTTCGTATCTTTCCTTTGTCATCTCCCCGTCTTTAACAGCAGTTTGAAGAAGTTCGTGAATAGATTGATTGAAAGCTCGGCCTACAGTAGGGGTATCAAAAGGTTGCATACCCAAGATGCTAACGTCGTCAAAGAAGTCTTCTACTTGATTGAACCATCCTTCCATCTGGGGTCCACGAGAGTTGAACTCTTCCATGAAGGTTGTACCGTTTGCAAGCTTGTCGTACAGCGCACCTGTGCCGTGCCTCGCTAGGGAGGCTAAGTAAGGAACACCCGTAATACCACCCCTGCCAGACTCTGCTAGTTTCTGCACAGTAACGTCAAAAACACCTCTTGCCATGTTCTTTACAATGATATCTCGTAAGTCTTTTTCAGGAACAAACGGTTTTACTATGAGGTCTATATCCTTGAGATACTTAGCGGTTGACTTCTTAGCATCGTCAAGAGCAGCGTCGTTGGTATCATCTGCGTTGTAAAATTTACCATCTCGGCTAAATGGGAACTTACCTGCGGCAGACAAGTCTTCGTTTTCCACAAAGTCCATCTCTTGTTGGAGAAGGGCCTTGTCGCCGGGGTCAGATAAAATAAAGTCTAGCTCTGCAGAATCGTACTCTGTACCCGCTATGTTAGTCTTTCCTGTTCTGGCGGCTTCTTCTATTTTGCTTTCTAGGGTAGCTGTCTGTGTTTGTGCAGCGATGTCCGTCGCAGCAGCTTCCTTTACAGGTAGTGTGCGGAGTCGTGTTTCGATACCCGCACCTCCTGCCACGCTGGTTACAAACTTACCTAGCTTATCTACTGCAGTGGGGCCTTTTTCGCTGTCAGCAAGTGTGTTTACAACTTCAAGAACACTGCTATCGTCCACGCTTTTAGGAACACTTTTTGTATCGGGCTTGCTGGCATCGGCTTCAGCCTGTCTCCTAGCAAGTTCAGCGCGAATACGGCTGGCTCTCTCCGGTGTCTTCAGCAACCTTTCAATAAGAGTTTCGTCGTCAGACTTAGCATCCCCTCCCAGTCTGACAAGTTTACCGGATTCATCCACGGTTTGTGTGTATGCTTCGCCACTACCTTGCTTCGCTGCAGGTACAGATTGTGCTAGACCCTGAGTAGGGGTGTCTACGATAACAGGTGCGTCGGTTTGTTCTGCCATGTTAGGTCCTATTTAGTTGGGGATATTGGTTGAAGACTGTCTCTGCCTATGGGAAAAAAGTTGCCGTCCATGTTTGCTACATACGCAAGTCCCCCACCCTCGGGTCTATACATAATTACAGGAAAAGCCTTTCCTTCAGGGCCTATGTACTCTCTATCCTCTACGGGCTTGGTTTTTAAACCAGTCAAGTCAACAAAATTAGAAGTATCATCAAGGGGTGGGGTACTACCCTCACCAGCATTCGTCGTCTGCTGACTGCTACCTAGTATGCTAATGTCGGATTCCAGCATAAGCTCTAACTCCGCATCTGCAGACAGCATACGGGCTTGTTGTGCTGTGATTTTACTGGAGCGTTTTGCCATTCTTTCAAAAACAAGGTTTCTTTGTACTTCGCGTTCGAACTCTCTTGCGATAACTTCTAGGTTTCTTTTAACTGTCTCTGCGTTTCCTATCATTGCGCCACCCAGTCTTCTAAGCTGTATCTCAAAGTCTTGGTTAGAAAGACGGCCTGAAGGGTCGATGGCACGGGCCATTTTAGCAGCTAAAGTTAAACGCAGTGCATCTGCCTCGGTTATGTTGGCAAGGTTTGCATTGATACCAGACTTAGGGTCTTGAGATACTCTTTTTACAACGTCCATGAGGGACTCAGATGATGTTGCACCCCCGTCTTTATCAGCTTTATAGTTACCTTGAAATACGTCAGGTAAGCTGTCGTAGTCTTTAGCCTCTTGGTCACCGCTACTAAATATCTTACCTATTACACCTGTTACTTGAGATACCTGTACTAACAGGCCTCCCGCTGTTTTTTCTACCCACCTAGCCATGCCTTGCGTTTCTTTAAGCTCGTCTATCTCTAGATTATACAGAGTATCCAATAAGCCTAGGGTTTCTCTAGCAAACTTACCACCGTCTTCTCGTTTGGTAATAGCTGCATCAGTCATCCCTAAACCTTCGGGGCTTTTCATGTACTCTCTACCGTTTATGGTAGCTCTTGCTGGTTGCTTTTCACGACCTCCAAATATAGAGTTATCAGGTATTACGTTAAAAAAGCCGGGTGTCTCTTGTAAATACGCAAGAGCAGACGCAGCACGATACCTATCAATACCGCCATAAAGTTTGCCTTCACTATCTCTACTACCAAACTTTTGTAGCACAAAGTCCCGAAACTCTTGTCTTTTTTGTTTTGATGCTGCGAACACGTCTATTTCACCAAAACCGGCCTTGTGAAAGTCGATAACGTCGTGAAGCATACTATACTGATGACGAGCTATATCTTCGTCACTGAAGTCTGTCCCGTCCTCATATTTGTAGACACCTTCTTCAATTTCATTTGCTGTAGGCAGGTTTCGTAACTGATTGAAACTGCCTATAAACTGAGAGATAGACATGTTAGATTTTGCGGCTATCTGCTCTGCAATCTTTAGATTTTCAGGCTTCAAGTACATGCCTACATTCATAGTTCCGCCATCTACTGCTCTGACTTCAAACATAACAGGAGCAGCATCTTTCGGAATTTTTTGACCTGCGATGTTCACAGAAGGGAGTTGTGATGTCAAGCTTGCATTTGTAGCCGTCTCAACTTCTCCATCAAACAGCCCAGCCAAATAGTCTATGTGCTGATAGGCTGCCATATCAAATTTGTACTTGGATGGTGTTGCTGAGTTTACGCCCTCTTCACCTGACGCTGCTTTATCGTAGCCAAAACTTGCTGAATTTTCCAACCGAGTAAGGTACTTAAACCAACCCTCCCTGCCTTCTCCTTTGATAGCCTCTGTAACTTCGTTTCTAAAAGTCTCATCCATAAGCAGAGTATTTAGGTGGCTTACGTCGTTAATTGCCCTGTTATATGGGGTTCCAGTTCCGCTGTGTTCGTAGCCTTTGAAGGTAACCCCACCTATGGTTTGATTGTTGGCTGCGTCGTTGAACATGTTGCCTACGTCAGAAAGGGGTACACCTGCATCCGCCGCGAGCGCCTCATACACGGACCTTGGCATTTTTTTCGCATCTGCCGTTGCCAACCTATCCATAGCCTCTTTTTGACGGATAGCCTTTGCTTCGTTATCCGCAATCTCCGCAGCGGCTTTTTCTCTTTGTACTTCAACGCTGCCGTTGAGGAACCCTGTTGCAAACGCCATAAGTCCTGACATTATTCTTCTCCCTCTCTATCCATATTCATAAAGCTAGGTTCCTTCGGTGCGTTACCTTCGCGGATAGCCGCGTTTAAATTCTCACGAACATACTCGAACATCTGTGGGTTGTTGTCCTTCATCATCTGTACAAACGTCTTGTCGTCCATATCACCCTCTTCTAAGGTGTTGTCGTTTTCAAACAGACGATATGGTATGTTCTCTTCTTCAGCCATATCTGCAATCATAATACCGAGAGGACCTTTTATGAGTAGTCCCACGTCAGGCATGAACTTCCCATCCCGAAACGCTTGGAACAATATCCCCTCTACGATAACCTCAACAGATACACCCACCATCAACAGCTTGAACATCTCCTGCTTCCTGCGAGGCTTCATCAACTTGTCAATGAGAGTATCCAAGGCTTGGTCTGGGTCTGCCATCTCAGGTGGACGGCCCCAAGGCCACTTGCTGTTGTCCTCAGTGAGGGAGTGTCCGGGTGGTGCTGTGTTAAATTCGTCGAAGTATNGTTCTTCTGCCACGGAGTTCCCCTATGCTGTCTTTGNTGTTTTTGCTGGACGTGCGCTNGGTGCGCCTGTCTGACGAGTAATTGTTGTAGTTCCCGCAGAAACCGGAGACCCCCGGCGAGATGTCGGGCGAACCGTTGTNGATTCTGTCATGCGCTGTAGGTTCTTATCAAAGTTGACCTGCCTCATGCGGCGAAGAATTGCGTCTTGGTACATGCGGTTTGTGGGGGTGTATCTCTGCGTAGAAAGACTGGCCTGCTGCTGGCGGTAGCCGCGCTTGGCTGTGTAGCCTTTATGTTCTTGCATGGCAAAAGGATTGGGGTCGTCTTTGTCAGCACCTTGCATGGCTGTGAAAGCTCTGGCACCCTTGCCGATAAAACCCAGAATGTCCATGCCACCAGAAGTGCTGTCCTTCTCTACTCCAAATTCTGGGGTATCAAAATCTTCGGTACCCGAAAAAAAATCAACGGTGGCTGTGATAGCGTCTTTTAAACTAAAACCCATATTTACTTCCTACTTTTAACTGAATATCCGCGCTGTCCAATTACCGATGCCCATCAGAAGAGAGTCTTTCTGCTTCTTATCATACAGGTTTTCACTGTTTGCAAAGTTCATGGCATTGAGGCCGATATCGTGGTTTCGCCCTAAAGCGTTCTCACTCTTGGTGAAGTTCCACGAGGCGTTATCGCGGTACTGTTGCCACAGATTGTTCAAGGCATTTTGATTTGTGTTGAACTCGTTCTGGACGTTGATGCGATTGGTCTCGTTTTGCAAGGCTGTGTTGGATGTGTTCACTTCTCTGCGCCACACTGCGTTGGACTGGTCTACAGCGAACTGCATCTGTGCATTGAACTTGTCCCGTGCATCTCGTATACTGGTGTTGTANTGGTTCATAGAGTTTGCTTCGCTGGTGTTGAACTGGTTCATAGACACCACACGATTGTTATTCGCTGTCTCAACTTGTGCGCCCANTTCTGCGAAGAACTCTTCAACCTGCAACTCGTTCTTGGCGTTGAACTGCTGACGGGCATTGTCTTCTGCCGCATCTTTGAACAAGCCTGTAGTCAAAGTCTGATATGTTAATGTATCACTTTTTTGCTGGTTATCAAGGTTCTTCAAATCAATGGACAAGAACGCTTGAGCGTTAGTTACCTCGGCTTGAAGTCGCGCACTGAGGTTTGCCTTGTCCATAGCTGCAACTGTGGCTGCGTTCTGTAGGGCGGCCTGTTGCTTGCTATTTAAGTTTTGTATCTGTATTGCAGAGTATTTATTTGCATCTGCTGCTGCAATCTGTACACCAGACTCCATCAAGGCCGTTGTAATTGCGGCTGAAGCCATGCTCGATGCGCCCAAACCACGCTGTTGCATGATGGCGTTGACTTTGCGAACCTGCGGGGATGCCCACGCTGGCATGGTATCGCCGGACTCAAGAGACGACATGAGTTCGCCAAGCTGGTACTGCACCGTCCCGCGAACATCCAGTTCTTCCGTTGCGGCAGTAGCCATCGAAGCGTCAGATACAGTCCCTTGTACCGTGTCCATGAAATCGCCAGTGGGCGTTAGGGTTGCAGCTTGTGCCGGACCCATCGTTTCCAATCCGGGAACAACACTTGTTGACCCGGTGACTTGGCCCAACCCTGCGGTCGGAGCCGTCGGAACTGTGGTTGAAGGGGGTGTCATTCCTTGGACTACAGTAGGCGTTGTCAGGGTTCCGACCTGACCCATGCCCGTTCCCATCAACTCCGTGTCTTGAACATCCTGAGTAATTGCAGAAGCGGCGGGTAGTCCGGCACCCGCGAAGTTTCCCACTTCAGTCTGTAGTTGTTCGTCCGTGGTGATTGTTGCCATACTAATTCATTCCCATAACCAAAGTAGCCATCATTGCAACTACTGCTAATGTACTAGCCATTATCATAGCTTCCAATCGCCACATTCTTTTATCTAGTGCGTCTAATTTACCGTGAACCAACTCACGAAACATCGCGCACTCTTTTTCATGCGACTCTAACTGTAGCTGTGTTTTCAATTCTTGTTCCATCTCAGGTTCCATAGTGAGTTTCAGCACTTTTACGCACCGTCATACTTGGGCATATCTGAATTAGGCCACGTTTGACCTGCGCTGGGCTTACCGCCGGATGTGAAGGTTTGAGAGTCACCGTCAGAAGAAAGGCCCGTTAGGGATACTGCTGCCGCATCACCACAATTACTGTGTGATTCTGATAACTTAAAGGTGTTGGTAGCTGTATCTATTATATAGTATGTTTTGCCATCTGTCAATCCACCTATGACTGCCGCAGCTTCATCATCAGAGTTCATACCTGCGTTATAGTACACCTGCTCATCGTTTACAAAGCCATGTCCGTTGATTGTGATGGTGTTGTCTGATGTGCTGACTACACTGGAGGAAGTTGCATCAATCTGCTTAGGCGTTGAAGAGGCACCTGCTGTTGTTGTGTACACTGCTTGGAGTCCGGCAATGTCGCTGGCGTTGTTAATTGCTGTCTTCAGCGCGGCATAGTTGGTACGAACAGCAGTGCGATACGCAGTAATCTCTGCGGGTATTGCCGTGTTTGCTTCTGTCTTACGAATGACATACCAGTCTGTGTTGTTAAGCATAGATGCGGATATATTCTTGGCTTCTGCAACTTTACTAGCTTGTAGGTCAGCCAAGGGTTTTGGTAGAAGTGCATCACCATCAGAGTTCCAGCCCCAGTAGTAGAAGTTATCGTATGGACCTAGTTCGGCTTCCCACGATATACCGATGGCTTCTTTTTGGGAATCACTGTACCGCATCCAAACCTTTGAGTACTGTGTCCC